CTCAGTCAACTCCTTCGACAACGACATAAAAATCTGCTGCAAACGAGCAGCATCATCCGTCGTCAACGTGTTGATGATGGGCGAAGACCAAGGGCTTCTCATCCGAACACCTGAGCCCCAATAACAAACTGGTCATCATCTGGCGCTGAAATTATTCCAGCACCCAACTTCGCTGCTGTAATAGTTCCGTCAGCAATCTTTATCGCTGTCACCGCACTATCCGCAATCTTCGCAGTCTCCACCGCACCAGTAGCAATCTTTGCTGCCGTAATCGCACCAGCATCAATGTTCGTACCAGCAGCCACACCGTCAACGAAGTTCTTCGTTGCGGTGAAGTTGCTGTTCATCTCCGCGGCTTCAATCACCGTGCCAGACGTAAACGAGTAAGGAATAGAAAGAGGCATCAGCCACTCACCTTTCGGTTGTTGTACTTGTAAGTAATCGAATCAATCCCCCAGTTACCGTTTGACGGACCAGTGAACAACAACTGCACGCTGCGAGCCAAACCAAGATTACGACCATTCTTTACCGTCACACCCTCAGATGTAGTTCCCCACAAACCAGTGCCCCACAAATCCGTACCCCAATACGCACCTGTCCCCGTACCACTCAACGTCACATTGAACTGCTTACGCTCGTTACCAGAAGCCTCCTCATAGTTCTGGTACACCTTCACGTTCACGACACGCTGAGTGTCAACCTGCTTGAACACAATGTCAGGTCTGCGGAACATCTTTTTCTGCGCATACGTATTCCCATCAACCCACCCAGTGCGATAGTAGGAATTGAATGACGTCGCAGTGCCATTGATGTTGTCCTGCTCTTCTTCGTACAAATCAACCTTCAGGATGTACGCCTGCGTCGGATGGCAAGCGACACGGTAGTTGACGTTGTTGTCGTCGGTCCAGTCACAACCACCAATCAGCCCATAGCCGTCATGGCTGGCGAACTGCATGTACGCGCCACGCTGACCAATTGAAGGGTCAAACACATAGTTGCGAGTCGGCTTAGTCACCACATTGTCCGGGTCGTACGGCAAGGCAATCCACGCGCGACGACCAATCCACGACACCGAATACGGCTCGGTAGAAGCAGTGGACAAAAGCCGCTCGTCCACCAATGGACGCAGCGGCTCAAACACATCAAGAATCTTCGTACCATCGTAAAAGAACACACCCTCAGGATTCGAATAGAAGTACACACCATCTTCTGCCTGCGCCACACTGTGATGGTTGGAAGTGCCGAGGTTCGTGGACAACTCAACAACTTGGAAGTTGTCCGAGGAGTTGCCGACCAGCAGATAGATGCCGTTTGGTTTGAAGATGACGAGTTGACCAGCAACGATTGCCATCGCGCGGATACCGAGACCACCACCGTTGAAATCGATGTAGTCGTCAGCCATCCAGTCACCCGGCAAACCTTCATGCGACCAACGCAACCTATTCGGATAAGCCACACCGTCTTCGTATGTGTGTGCAGTAAACAGTTTGTTTGCATGCGTAATCACATGCTCGGCACGCGGCATAAAACCGCCAATCGGGTTATTGTACGGCTGCCACGTCGGACCATTAGCAGAAAGCGCAGTCGCGTAGGTGTCAGTTGTCTTCCACTTGTACCCAACCTTGCCAGATGCTGCACCAGTAGCCATGTACAGCGTGTCACCCCACGCATACATACACACGCCATGCGTTGCCGTAGCAGCAGTTACGGGGTTACCAGCCGAATACTCCAAACGAGTAAAGTTCGCACCAGATGACCAAAACACATGCGTATTACTAGCCAACATCAAACGAGATGAATTCCCATAAAACGCGTACAGACGCTGCGGGTCCCATGTCCCCGACACCACAGTCGTATTCAACCTATGCATACCGCCACGACTAAACACCCCACCACGAGGGTCAATCTCCACATTCAACATGTCAGGCGACTCATTCTTCGCCAACTGAAACTGGTCAGCGCGAAGGTTCAACCCACCAGTGAAATCGTCGTAGCGGTCCGTCAACAGTCTGCTCATGACCCAAGCGTCGCCCCCAGAGTCTGCAACCATCTACGCATCGTCGGATACTTCTTACCACCAGACAGAAGCAGCGGACGATGCGAACGAGCCTTCATGAGGTCGCGGCGAGCCATCGCCACACCCTCCTCAAACGAACGCTGATACATCATCGCCATCTCATTGTCCTCTTGACGCTGGTACACACGCGCAAGCGCGTAGTACGCCAACAAGATGTGGAACCAGTTATCCAAGTCAATCTCAGTAGCCGTGTTTGACAACCACGTGTACGACGGATTGCGATAAGCGCGGACAGTCAACGGATACACGCCATCGGGTTTCGGGTACAGGTGAATCTGCCCATCCCACACAGCCCAGAAGTACGGTCGGCTGGCAACATCCGTGTTGCCGAGCCACACCTCTTCAGCATCGTCATAAGCAATCTCGGTAAACCTGTTACCAGACGCTGTGGTCTCCACAATCGAGATAATTTCGCGTATGTCCCCGATGGCAGAAATCGTGTACGGACGCTGATTGGCAACCGTATTCAGGGTGTACGTTTCTTGGTAGAACGGCCAGCGGCGCTCCAAAGCAACGATGCGCTGAAACGCTTCCTTCACGAAAGTATCCAGCAGACTGTTCGGCAGGTCCACCGTGTCCAAGTCAGAAATGTCGCGCACCATCGTGCGCACGTCAGCAAGGTTCATTCAACGTCACCGCCTTTGGCAGCCTTACGCAGATGCCCAATGCAGTACTGCGTGCCCTTTGCTTTTGGACCTTCGCAGGTGTCGCCATCCGCTACGCAGCGGTTGCGACCCGTGTATTCACCCCCACCAGCCTGTAGTTTGGCTCCAGCAAGCGATTGAGCCGCCTGCCGGTATCCATCGACGGGTTTGCCGTAAAGGGCGTGTGCTGGTTTGGAACCGTTCATCATCTTTAGCCCCTTCTATTACTTGCCGCGAGCGAGGAATCCTCCACCGCCACGTCCACCTTGTCCACGTCCGAGTCCCGGTCCGCCACCCCCGCCAGTCAAACTAGCATAACGATTTGGTGCTCTGCGAGCATCTTTCACCCTGAACGACTCGCCCTTCGTTTGGAATGGGCGCGGTTCTGCATTCTTTCCAGTTGTCATCTTCCCCTTTGCCGCCAACTGGGCAGAAGTCTTGCGATAATCACGAACCACTTCCTTGCGGTCCAAATAAGGGCGTTCCTTCATTGTCGCATTGACCGCAGTTTTCAGATTGTTGCGATACAAACGAACTTTTGATGCGGCGCTTTTTGCGGCAACCGCACCTGCACCACCAGCAGCAATTAGTGCAGCGTCACGCTTGCGCGAGTTGCGCTTCTCTTCCGCCTTGTTGCTTTGACGCTTCCGCTTGTCTTCAGTGCGGTCAGCGCGGCTCGTTGAAACGTACTTCTTTGCCATGATTATTTCTCCTTAGAGGAAGGCCCCACCCCACGGAAGGGAGGTGGACATGAGGTGGGGACCCAACTCAATTAGCGGTTCTTTCCCTTTCGATAATTCTTGTTCACAGGACGAGGATTCTTCGCGACCACAATTGCACGCTTCTTTGGACCGTAATCCAACCAGCGAGCCTCAGCGGCACTCATCCCACGCGCGCGTTCCCGCTTGCTATTACCCAAACCACCAGAACGTCGCTCTGCTGGCGACAAAGGATTGACCTTATTGATTTTGGAATTTCTGTATGCTTCACGGTCTTCCCCAGTTTGCTTTTTGGCAACAACAACTGTCTTGCTGCCAGTCACACCGCTACTCTTTGGCGAACTAGACGAAGTGCTCTTATTTGACGAAGAAGACTTTGAAGCCTTCGACGTACGGTAAGCAGCACGTGCCTCAGCACGCAACTTCTTTTCCTTCTTAGAACGCATACCCGGACCGCTAGCAGTCACACCCTTGCTTGCCAAATACTTCTTGACAAACTGGCGCTGAGCCTTCGGCGGACGCTTGCTGCTACCAGTTCCATTGTCAAGCACTGCATAATCGTATGGCATTGTTCTCTCCTTGTTGTTGATTTAGGTGAGCGGGGGCTTCATCCCCCGCCCACCCAAACTTACCCGACTCAGGCGGTCTTCGCCGTGAGTTTGCCTTGCTTGGCGCGGTTACGGCAAGTGAGGTTGCCGTAGCACATGATGAGCGCGTAGCGAGCATCGAGGTTCTCAGGACGGACGAATTCCGTCTGCGCGAACCACTTGCCGCTGTGCCCAACGAGCGTCAGGTACTTGCTGTTGAGGAAGTACACGACACCAGCGGTGCAGTGCACATCGTAGACAACCGGGGCAGCCTTGAACAGCAGGTTCTGGAAACCAGCATCTGCGGTCTTGGTGTCGGTGTAACGAAGTTGCGGCTGCAGCAGCGCCTCATACTTCTCAAACAGGGTCTGAGTCGTCAGAATCATGTCGGGGTGGTCATTACCAACCGACACGCTGTTGTAGGCGGTTGCCATCTGGGCGAGAGTGAGCGCACCAGCGGTGTTCTCCTCGTACGAGCGCCACCAGTCGTTGCCTTCACCCGTTGCCGAGTTGATGCCACCGACGGTGTTGCCGGACTCAACGATGTTCGCGAGACCGTTCCAGTTCTTGCCGCTGTTGCCAGTGCCGTTGCCGAAGAACATCTGGTTGAAGCCTTCACGCATCGACTCTTCAGCCTGCATGATTTTGGCTTCCAGCAGGTTGATGATTTCCTGCTCGCCGTTGTTCTTCGCTTCTTCGATACCGCTGATTGCGATGGACGCAGCGTACTGCTTCCACTCGTACTCGGCAGCCGAGATGCCATCCTGAGCAGTCAGCGAAATCGTGTCGTAACCACTGTACGACGCGACGGTGCTGTTCTGACCGTAGATGAGCGGCTCAACGATTTTTGTGCCACCGTTGAGCATGCGGATACGACCCTTGTCCATGAGGAAGTACGTGAACGGGCGAGCCGTGAACACGTTGTCCGTGAGTTGCGAACGGTAGTTCGCAAGGGTCGTGGAAAGCAGCGCATCAAAATTTGCGTTACCAGCCATGATTGATTACTCCTTGTTGTTGAAAATGTCGCTATCCCTCTAACTGCCGTTTGGCAGATTCAAAGGCATCGCGAACGGATTTGATGGGTTTAGAAGACACGTCCGCGCTCTTTGCCGAACCGCCCTTGGACACAACAGCAGCCTCACGCTTCGCCTCAACAATCTTCTTCGTATCCTCAGCCTGCTTGGCTTGCGCCGCAGACTTGGTACGCGTCTGGTCGTAGAGACGGTCGAAGGCAATCTGCTTGTACACGGCTTCAAGGTCGGTGTTGCCAGTGGCTAATGCCTTGGCTACGACCTCGTTCGCGTCAAAAAGTTCGCCGTATCTCCGTGACAAAGACCCAATCTGATTCTCCAATTCACGCATCGCTTTCTCCTGTTCGAACGCTTGAATCCGAGATTCGAGTTGTCGGTACTGCCTCTCTGCGGGGTCCATCATTTCCAGTTCCTCTTCCGAGGGTTGCTGGCTGTTCACTCCGTAGTGTTGTGAAAGCAGGTCCAAAGTGCCTTTCGGGTCGTTCTGCAAAGCCTCTTGCAAAGCGCTGGCGAACTGCACCTGTCTTCGTTGCTCAGCGAGTTCCTGCGTCTTTCGCGTGTAATCCGCTTGACGCTGGTATCCGTTGAGCGCCTCCGCCAACGGAACCTCGATTTCTTCGCCATCAACAGTCAGCCTGACGGGCTTGTCAGCGTGTTCGTCCCAAGCGAAATACTCACGGGGTTCCCCAACGGGGGCTTCACCAGTCTCATTCGTTCCCTCAACTTGCCCCTCTAGGGGTGCTTCAGCAACGGTTTCAACGGTGTTGTCAATATCAGTCATAGAGTCCTCCTTCAGCGGTTGCTCTACCCCTAGTACTGGGCACTACATGATTTGTTCATTTGGCAACTGCGTAGAAGGCAGCGGAGCCCCAGCAGAAAG